GCTCTATTAAAGGACGCGGCTCTAGTGCCGACAGGTGGCTGCTCGGAACCGTTGCATCTAATGACAGCGTGACATTGCAAGCCACAAGCGCAACTGGTGAACTGCTTTTCAAGACAGGCGGCACAAATGAAAGGATGCGTATCACATCGGGGGGTAATCTCGGGATTGGGACAAATTCGCCAGATACCTATTTGAGTGGAACTGATGGTCTTGTTGTTTCAAGCAACTATGCCGGAATTGCTCAACGCGGCACTACTCATAGTCAGGCGTGGTTGAGTTATGTTTATTTGTCAGGGCGGTATGAGTGGTATAATGTAACCTCCAGCAGAACAGAAGCCTACTTAACAACTGGCGGCGCATTTTATAATCGCTCCGGCACTTACGGCACAATTTCAGACTCCCGCCTCAAACAAGACATTGTGGACAGCGGTTCACAGTGGGACGACATCAAGGCGTTGCAAGTCAAAAAATACCGCCTAAACACAGATGTGGAAGCTGAAGGTGAAGACGCTCCTGTCATGCTGGGCGTTATTGCACAAGACCTTGAAACGGCGGGGATGAACGGCCTTGTTGAAGAAAGTTTGCAAGCCTCAACAGACGAAGATGGGAACATCATCCCGTCAGATGAAACATACAAGACTGTCAAATATTCCATCCTTTACATGAAAGCTGTAAAAGCCTTGCAGGAAGCAATGGACAGGATTGAAACACTTGAGGCTAAAGTAGCCGCACTGGAGAACGCATAATGACTAGAGCAAGAGACTTAGCTGACTTTGCCATCAACCCCGGCGGTTATTACCAAGGCGAGAACGGGGCAACTGGCACGACCACTGGCAAGGGCGACATTTTCAGAACGCATGAATCGCAGCTGGACACGAACACTACGATTGCTTCTGGCGAGAACAGCCTATGCGCTGGCCCATTAACCATAGCCACAGGAGTTACCTTGACTGTCAATGGTAATCTGGTAATAGCATGAGCGAAGTAAGAGCAGACACAATCACAGCCAGCGATGGCACTGGCCCGGTAACGCTGACTAAGCAGAGTGCGGCAAAGGCATGGTCTATATTTGACCAAGTTAATAGCAATACCATAGATGATTCTTTCAACATTAGCACCATAACAGACAGGGGCACTGGCAGCACATACGGAAACTATACAAACAGTATGTCATCTGTAAATTATACTGTGATGGGTGCTTCATCTCCCGTAGCGTCTGGTAGTATGTCAGCCACAAATCAAAATAGAAGCACCATTTCCTCTGCTGACACCGCTTCAAGGTATAGTATGAATGTTTATGCTGATTCATCTCAAGCTCTGCAAGACGAAGAAAGTCAACAGGCATTAGTTCACGGAGACCTAGCATGAGTGAGATTAAGGTAGACAAGCTCACGGGCAAGACCACTGCTGATGCTGTAACCATCACCACTGGCGCAGCAACAATGTCTTTGCAGGAAGGTGTGGCAAAACACCTTGTAAATTATGACGCACCTAACACGACAACAGACAGCTCTTTTAATCAAAGCAGCTTAACTGACCTTTCAACTGGCCAGTTTAAGAGCCTGTTCACAAACAACTTCAGCAGCGCAACAGACAAGATTCATGTCACATCTGCATTTAATAGCTCAGATGATGGCAGCAATGTGGCAGCGGCCCGGACAAGGGGCGGAGTAAATTCTGGTGTATGCACACTAGCTGCCTCAACAACACCAGAAGCACTAAGCACATCTGGGGTTCAATTCTTTTCCGCTTACGGCGCAACAGCCAGCTCGGATGGCGCACAGGTGGATTTAAGTGCTACCTACATGATTAGTATGGGAGACTTAGCATAATGGCTGGAACAATCGCAGCGGATACACTGACCCACTCAACCGCAGGGTCAATCGCCACGAACTATGTCGTTGAGGGTAGTGCGAAGGCTTGGCTCAATCACAATAATGCACATACGCTTTTAGACAGTTTCAACATCTCCAGTATTACAGATGGCGGAACCGGAATTACAAACTCTGTCACCTTTACCAATGCGATGAATAATGATGACTACGCAATTTCAGGTTTCGCTGGCAACACAACAAACGATGACGGGTTTTTCTGCGGCACTGGCATAGCAACAACCAACTTCTCTGCCAGAATTAGAACGCATAACGGCAACCTAAATGACGCAAACATTTCTTGTTTGATGGCACACGGAGACCTAGCATAATGCAGACTCCCGACTTCAAAGGCACTCACCTGTTTGACCGCCTATGCTGGGCCAAAGAAAACCTTGAGCCAGTGCAGTCTGATTACCGGGTGGTGTATGAGGACAGCATTGACGAGTGCGCCAAGATTCTCGTGCCGGATTTGAACTGGATGGCTTGTGCTATGCAGGGCGGTATCCTCCCGCCGGTGTGGGTATATTGGGAACTGGCGAAGGATGAATCCCAGCCCGGCTTTACCAAGCATACACGGGGCCACCTGTTGCATGAGACCGAGCCTGTTGGCCCGATGACCGAAGAAGAAGCTATTGAATACCTGATTCAGAAGGACATACCGCAGTCTGTCTGGCAGAATTGGGATGAGGGCAACCGCCCAAAGATGGTAATATGCCGGAAGCAGCAGTTACCGCAAACAAGAGAGTGGCGCAACGCTTGGCGCATTTCTGATGAACTAGCAGCGTAGGAGATTATAATGGCTGTTACAACTTACATTGTTGACAAGGACGGGAATCAGATTGACGCTGCAACCGCAACTGTTCCTGCAAATCGTGACTTCCGGGGTGCTTGGTCACTGTCCGGTTCCGTCATTTCAGAGGACTTGGACAAGGCAAAGGAACTGTTCAAGGCCAAAATCCGCGAGGTTCGTGGCCCGCTTCTGACAGCAGAAGATGTGGTCTATATGAAGGCTCTGGAAGCTGATGACGCTACAGCAAAGGCGGCATCTGTTACCAAGAAACAGGCTTTGCGTGACGCACCTGCCGCATCCGCTATTGATGCAGCAACCGACATTGCTGGGCTGAAAGCGGCGTGGGATGCTGACCTGCTTGGCGAAAGTCCTTACGCATAAGGAGTATATACTATGGCTAACACATACAACTGGACTTTCCCGCAGCTTGACACAGCCCCCAGCGAGGGCGGCTTGACTGATGTAGTCAAGACCATCCATTGGCGTTTTACGGCTGTAAGCGACACCGAAACCAACGCAGAGGGCGTTCCGCTGTCTGTCAGCGCATACGGCACAGCAGCGGCTGGTGAAGCAGATGCAGACAACTTTACGGCCTTTGACAGCTTAACGCGGGATTGGTGCAAGGCACTTGTGCTGGCAAGTTTGGACAAGACAGAGGCAGAGCTTCAGGCAATGCTGGATGAGCAGCTTACGCATCTGGTCAGCCCGCCAATCGTGGGTAAAGTCCCGGCTGGCTGGTAATGAGACAGAACTGGCAAATGTGGTCTGGTGGCATAGACGAAGCCACTGTTGACAGGATTATATTTTCGGCACTGGCAACCAAGTCAGAGCCAGCAAAAATATTTTCTGACAACCAAGAGAACGCAGCTGTCCGTAGGTCAAATGTTAAGTGGCTGACAAACGACACCTACCTGCACGGCCTGTTGTGGGGCTATGTGCAGCAAGCAAACCGTTCAGCTTTTGGATTTGATGTTACCCCTGTTGGCGACATTCAATATACAGAGTATGATGCAGAGGATGAAGGCCATTACGACTGGCACCATGACATACACTGGAACCAGGACACCGGCTTTGACCGCAAACTGTCCGTGACTGTTCAGCTTAGTGACCCGGAACACTATGAGGGCGGCGACTTTGAATTTAACGAGGTAGAGATGCCAGACCAAGCAGAAGCAAAAAAGAGGGGAACTGTTCTTGTGTTCCCGTCCTACCTGACGCACCGAGTTTCACCAGTGACCAAGGGCAAGCGTGTCAGTCTTGTTGCTTGGTTTGAAGGCCCACGCTGGAGGTAGCTATGACAGAAGAAGCCAAGACAACAGCAGACTTTGTTTTCGGGGGCGTTACCGTGGGTGCGTTCTTTGAGGCAATACCGGAGATTACTGCCCTAGTTGCTTTGTGTTGGTGGGCTGTCCGTCTTTATGAAACAGAAACCGTAAAGAAGCTGGTAAAGAAGCTGTGGCGGTAGATGATTCATGTGTTCTTGTTGCTGGTTTATTTGGGCGTAGGTGACGACCGCCGCCAAGTCAGTAACACGATGTATTTTGAGAGTGTCATTGACTGCAATTATTTTGCATCACAGGTGGCAAAAAGGTTTGGTAGCTATGGGAGTTTGGATGGCATAGACCCGCGTGACCGGGTGACTGCTTACTGCGTTCCCCAGCATGTGCAAAAAGGCAGCGTGGAGATTTACTAATGCTCGCAGAATTGGCCGCAGCAAACGCGGCTTTTGCCATTATAAAACAAGCAGTTAGTAACGGGCGCGACTTAGCAAACGCTGGCTCTGCCATTGCTGATTTTGTTGGTGCGAAGGAAGAACTACGCCGTAAGGGTGAGAAGAAGAAGCGCAGCCCATTTGCCGGGGGCGGAGACCTTGAGGAGTTTATGGCCCTTGAGAAAATTAAGGAGCAAGAAGACCAGCTACGGGAGATGATGGTTTGGGCTGGTAGGCCGGGGATGTGGGACGATTGGCAGAAGTTTCAGGCCAAGGCCCGCAAGGAAAGGCAGGAGGCTGAAGAAGCAAGAAGAAGACGCAGGAAGAAAATAATTGAAATAACGCTACTGACCCTGCTTGGAATAGTTGGGCTTGGTGTTTTGGCCTTTATTGGCTGGTTCCTTTATATGGGCATGACTGGCAAGCTGTGAGGAAGACATGAGTCAAAAGATTTTGGAATGGAAAATCATACCGCGCTTAATGATGTTCGTTATGACTGTTATGTATATTCGCGTTGTTGAGTGGGGCATGTCTTTGGAAGACATCACAACACAACAGAGCGCGATGGTAAGCGTTGTTAGCGGCGCAATGACTGGTGCGTTTGCTGTATGGCTCGGAAGTGAGGCGAAAAAATGATTCAAGCGTTAATACCAGCTGTTGCAGAACTGGCCGGTGGCTGGCTGAAGGGCAAAGCAGAGAAGGCAGCGGCAGAAACCAAGGCAAAGGTAGCCAAGGCAGAAGCCGAAGCCGAGGTGATGAAAGTTGCGGCTACACATGAAGCGGGCTGGGAAAAGATTATGGCCCAGGCTTCCGGTGACAGCTGGAAAGATGAGGCGTGGACTATTCTGTTCATTATAATCATTGCAATGTGCTTCATCCCACCCTTACAGCCCTATGTAGAGCGTGGCTTTGCTGCGCTGGAGACTACACCTGATTGGTTCCAGTGGGCGATGTATGCCTCAATAGCAGCCAGCTTTGGACTGCGCGGTATTAAAGGACTGAAGAAATGATTGACCAGCTACGCAAGGAATTGGAAGCAGACGAGGGCTGCAAGTATGAGATTTACCTTGACCATCTTGGCCTACCAACCTTTGGCATTGGCCACCTGGTAACAAAGGATGACCCGGAACACGGCCAGCCGGTAGGAACGCCCGTGTCAGAGGAGCGTGTGCAGGAGGTGTTTGAGCAGGACATTGAGGTAACGCTGTCAGAGTGCAGAAAGCATTATAACGATTATTATAATGACCTGCCCGAAGAAGTGCAGCTTGTGTTGGCCAACATGATGTTCAACCTGGGCAGACCCCGGCTGTCAAAGTTTGTCTCTATGAAGCGTCACTTGGAGGCGCGTGACTGGGGCAAGATGGCTGATGAAATGGTTGATTCAAGATGGTATAATCAGGTAACGAACCGGGCTGAAAGGCTGGTGCAAAGAATCAGGAGTATGGAAAATGCCTAGAGGTCTTTACGCAAACATTCACGCCAAGCGCAAGCGCATCAAAGCCGGCTCTGGCGAAAAGATGAGGAAGCCCGGAACGAAGGGTGCGCCAACAGCAGCGGCATTTCGCAAGTCTGCAAAAACAGCAAAGAAGAAAAAGTAATGGCTAAGACACCAGCGTGGCAGCGCAAGGCTGGCAAGAACCCAAAGGGCGGTCTCAATGAACGGGGCCGCAGGTCAGCTAAAGCGCAGGGCATGAATCTGAAACGCCCGGTTAAGTCAGGGGACAATCCCCGCCGCGCTAGTTTCCTAGCCCGTATGGGCGGTATGCCTGGCCCAGAGCGCAAGAACGGCAAGCCTACTAGGTTGTTGCTGTCCCTACGCGCTTGGGGCGCAAGCAGTAAAGCTGATGCTAAAAGGAAGGCCGCTGCAATCTCAAAGCGCAACAAGGCCAAGAAGAAAAAGTAGCCAAAGTAGCTACTCTATTCGCCACAGCCGCCAGCCAGAACCACCCGGCTCTTTCATGGAACGGTATTTCATGCCCTTGCCATACATAGACCGGCGGACGGATTCAAACTCTTTATGTGTAGTCACAGCCAAGCTGTCGCCTATTTCCATGTCGTCAAGGAAGTCCCACTTGCCCCGCCGTGCTGGCGGAACCGGGATGCCCTTTTCCAGAATCATTTGTTTTTCCTCTAACCTTGTCAAAGCAAT